GATTACAAGTTACCTAACTTTTAAGTAAGACCTTTTTTTTCTCAGTACAAAGTATAATGATAGCATTCATTGTGATACTATTACTATTACTACTTGCTGCGGTGGTTGGTGCAGCTTACTACTATTACACTCAAACACTACCCGAACCAGGTATTGGTCCATCAGCCCCCGGTCCATCCACGGGTCCATCAGCCCCCGGTCCATCCATGGGTCCATCAACCCCCGGTCCATCCACAGACGTACCTCCAGAATCAACCACAGAAGGATACATGATACGGGAATTTTCTCTCATTTAGTCTTCAAATTAAACTCTAAAAGATCTCTGTACTTAAGATCATCTACTTGACCATCCCATTCCTGACCAGAAAAACTTACGACTTGATTATCTTCGCCATTTGGTATGTAAGTAAAATTTGTGACATGAAGATACGAAACGTTTGAACGCTTTGCCATTTCATCAATTTGTTCAAAATCAAATGTTTCATATGACAAATACTCCTTCAATTCTTCGGGTGATCTTTTTTTGATACCAGTCTTACTTTTTATAGTTTTGAATCTCTGTGACATATCCATGGCTGGCCAGTAACCATGTCTTGATCTAAACGATGTTACATAATCTACAAATACATCAGCGGTATTCTTGTTGGAAAAACAAATGAACCGCGATTTCTTTTGTGGATCTGTAAGAGTTAAAAAACTTTTGGTTGGTTTCATTTGAATGAAGACAAACTTATTCATCCTATATTATCTTCATAAAAAAATCTAACCGCAGCTTTTTAAGATATTTTAATTCCAGACCAATTATAGATGATGGAGTTTCCGAAAACAGCTGGACAATGTAGGTACATGTTGGCACTTAGGTCTCAAAAACCAATTATAGTTGGAACTGGTCCAGCTGGTAGTGGAAAAACTATGCTCGCTTGTCATGTTGGAATTGAACACATCTATAACTCTTTCAGGGGTAAAGTAATCCTGACCCGTCCAATTGTCGCTGCCGATGAAGATATGGGCTACCTTCCAGGGGATATAGACAAGAAGATGGAACCATGGACAAAACCAGCTTTTGATATATTTGAAAAGTACCTTTCACACAACCAATTGGAGCGTTGTATCATGATTGAACCATTGGGTTACATGAGAGGGCGAACATTTAACAATACTGTCATCATTGCCGATGAAATGCAAAACAGTACTCCAAATCAAATGAAGATGCTTTTAACACGTCTTGGTGAAAATACAAAACTGATTGTTACGGGTGACTTGGAACAATCGGATTTGGGTGAAGACAATGGTCTCAATCATCTTATCTACAAAATGGGTGGATTAGACCTTCAATATATCGAACATGTTGAAATGGATGAAGATGATATTGTGAGACATCCAGCAGTTAATGAAGTACTCAAAGTTTTACATGTATAATTCTAATTCCGGTACCATATCAAAAACAAACCACTTTTTCTTTTTTGCATCCCACATAGCGCCATATTGTTTAGCATTTTCCTTCTCGCTATATGGGACGTTTAAATAAATTTTATCTTTTTTAGGAACTTTGCCACCAATTGAACTATACGCAAGATGATCCGCATGATCATTTCCAATTGAATGTTCATCCTTTTTGCCGGTGTGAGCAGCTATGTATGAAAATTTTACATTCGATTTGTTTTTGTAAAGATTGTAAGCTTGTTTTACAAGTTCTTTGTTTGGAATATCTTTGGACCAAAATGACATTTCACACTTTTTACCATATTCTCCCACACAACGAATTGCATAAACGGAATCAGAAAACACGGTAACATCTTCACCAGATTCAATTTCTTCTTTGATTATTGAATATAATTCGATAAAAGCTCCCAATTCTGCGGTATTATTAGATTGCTTTCCAGTAACCTGTTTTGATACATTCCTTGGATCATTATCCCCAAAGTATATACCCATACCAGCTTTTGCATCTGGTTTCCCATTATTTATGCAAGCTCCATCTGTATATACGAACATACATTATCTACAAGTTAAAGCTTTAAAAGTATTAATCTTTAATGAAGATTGTTGTTGCATTACCCGGTCGTGATTATTCTGGTGAATTTTTATGTAATTGGTCACAGACGCTCATAGAGCTTACTAGATTAGGGCATGAAGTTGTCATGATAAATGAGTTTAGTAGTTTTGTTTCATTTTCTAGAATGAAAACATTGGGGTTAGATGTACTACGTGGGGCAACACAAGTACCTTTTGATGGTAAAATCGACTATGATGTATGGATTACAATTGATTCGGATATATTTTTCTTACCTGAACAACTTATGGAATTGATTAATGATACTAATACATATCCCGTTGTTTCTGGTATTTATAGAATGGCCGATTTACACCATTATGCGGCTGTAAAAGACTGGGACATAGAATATTTCAAAAAACATGGGTCTTTTAAATTCTTAACTAAAGAAGAATTAGATGAATCCGAAAAATATATACCGGTAGTGTACAACGGAATGGGCTTTTTTGCATGTAGAAAAGGTGTGATTGAAAATCTTAAATATCCATACTTTAGTTATCCACTGATGGAGGTAGAAACTGAAGATGGTAAAATAATAAGAGATATGTGCTCCGAAGATGTGGCCTTTTGCAAAAACCTCAAGGATGCTGGATACAAGATAATTGTGAATACGAACCTCCGTGTTGGGCACGAGAAAAGGCTTGTAATTTGAGGTTCTGAACAGTATTATTAAGTTCTTTTGATCTTTTATCAAGATCACCAAGTCTTTTTTCAATGACACTTTTTTCTGCCAGATATCTCTTGATCAAATCTTTCATATTATCGTACCACTCATAAATTTCGTGAATTTCTTCATCTATATTTGTATATTTATCTACAATCTTATAATCAAATGGAAGGTGTCGAATATCGTCTGCGAGTTCATCCAAACGAGTTTCGAGACCATCACACTTGTCCTTAATTTCTGCGTGATTTTCCATGCTTATCTATGACTAGCATTTTATTTTTAATAGGCTGCAACACGTTCAAAATTATTTTCTGTATCTCCCATAATTTCAGAGGCTCTTGAACAATCTGTAACAACTTCTCCAACAAATCCATTTTCAACTTGGTCTATAACTTTTGCAAATGGTTCATAGGGATTGTGTGAGCAATGAATCATTGTGTTACTTATAATATAATTATAAACGTATTGAGCCAAAAATATTTGATCAACTAAGTATTTATCCTGACCAGGTGGAATATTCTTTTTAAAAGCTTCGAGAATTTCCGATCCTTTAACGAATGAAATTGGTACGGAATTAATATTTCTTAACGGTCCGGATATACCAATGTATTCGAGGCAGTTATTTTTACACCCAAATGTACCCGCAAGAATTGGAACCATATGATGTTTATGATCACGAATGATATGAAAATCTTTACACGAATTTAACCATTCATTAACTAGTTTTACTTCTCTTTCTGTAAATCTAGAATCTGCATCCCTTGAAATAACAACCGCATCTTTGATGAAAAGATCTTCAAATCTCCATAATGTATTCGAAGCCTTTGTTTCTGTGCCGGGGTGATGAATAACTTCAACATTATCCTGTTTTTTCAACCAATCTATGATATTTTGTGGAACGGTGTCATTATAATGAACTCTGACAATCCACCCTTCATAATACTTTTTAGCGTCCAAAACATTTTCAATTATTCCGTATGTATAAACTTTGTTATCACCCCACACGGAGTATGTAATGTATTTCATTATAATATTTAAAAGAATGAACACTTTAAATTATATAATGGTTAAGATTTCTTATGCCATCTGTGTTTGCAACGAAGATCGTGAAGTTAATTCTCTTATTAACTTCCTTTTGAAAGTAAAAGATCAAGAAGATGAAGTTAATATTCTTGTTGATTCGAAAAAGGTGACCCGGGAAGTTCGTGATGTTTTGGAATCATACGGTGATAAAATTGTTGTGAATGAACGGGAGTTTGATGGTAAGTTTTCGGAGCATCGTAATTATCATGCTTCTAAATGCACCGGTGACTACATTTTTGTGATTGACGCGGATGAGATGCCCCAAGAAGCTCTTATCCAAAATATTAAGACATTTGATGGTGACATCATGTATATTCCACGCATGAACTTCTGCCCAGGTTATACAGCTGAATGGATTACTGATTATAAATTCAACCTTAATGAAATGGGGATGATTAATTGGCCAGATTATCAAGGTCGGTATTACAAAAATAACGGAAAAATTAAGTGGTCAAATGATCTTCACGAACGTTTGACTGGATCGGATAACGTCGCGCGCGTTGATGCAAAGCCTCTAGTTGCTTTGTGGCACATTAAGACTGTTGAGCGTCAAGACAAGCAGAGAGCTTATTATGACAGTCTTTAGCCGCCTTAATTCTATATTCAAGGTCAGTAGCTGGCCATTGAATTAAAAAGTCTCCTTCTTGCCACTGACCATCGGTCCCAAGGATATCTTTGTATTCTTTCCTATCCTTGAGACGCGGTAAATTTGCATAATCATAAGAATTCATAATACGTTGTGGCAAAACTACACCCACTCTAGCCCAAAAAGTTCCTCCGGGTGTCATGCCTGTTTCTTCGAGGTGAGACCCAACAAAAAGATCTTGAATAAGTTGATTTTCGAACATATACCAGTGTCTGTAAAGTGGCATACCGGAAATAATTGTATTCAAAAACGCCTTACCAATTGGACTATTTCTCACAATCATGTTTCCACAATTAATACCATTGCAGTCTGCGGGAATCATAACATGTGTATCTGGTCTTGCATTTTCCTTAATAATATCTTCAATCTTTCGATCCATATTTGTAATCATGACATCACAATCCGTATTAAAAATCCATTCGGCATCTGGATACTTTTGCATCGCTTGTTTCATTACAAAGATTTTACCCCAACCTATTGGAATGTGTGTTTCGGGGATTGGTGGTTGTAGTGGTTGCATTGGTTTTCCCGCGATAGATGCACCACCATCACTCGCGTAATGTAAAATATAACCATGCTTTTCACAGTATAGTTTCTTGTTCTTGTGAAGAGTCCATTCAGCGAGTGGTTCGTATTTTTCATCATGAACAGATACGACGACAATGGACATTTATATAATATTTGACTTAAAGTTTTAACTGATTTTTCTAACAAATGGAACGTTTATTGGAACTTACAGTAAATAATAAATTGGGACATCTCAGTAGTACTTTTACTACACTGCCAATTCTTGAACATATCTTTAAAGAGAAAAAGGAAAATGATCGCGTAGTTTTGTCAAATGGTCATGCTGGTTTGGCACTTTACACAATGCTCGAGAAAGAATATGGTCATGATGCCCAGAAAATGTATGAAGAATTTGGTATTCACCCTTACCGAGACGTTAAAAGAAACTTGTACGCGAGTACAGGTTCTCTTGGATCAGGAATTCTCCTCGCCACCGGAATGGCGATGGGTAACAAAGACATTACAGTTCATTGTGTGATTTCAGATGGTGAATCTCACGAAGGAAGTGTTTGGGAAGCGTTGAGTTTTATTCATAGACAAAAAATTGATAATATTAAAGTTTATGTAAATATGAATGGTTTCTGTGCTTATGACACAATTGATGAAGATTATCTTCAAAAACGTCTCAAAGCATTTTTACCAGAAATTAACATCTTCAAAACAAGAGTACCCGACTTTGAAAAAATTGAAGGGCTCAAGGGTCACTACAATGTTATCAATGAAGAGGATAAAGAGATAATTCTCAAATTGATAAATGAGACGACAATTTGTAAGCTACTTGATTGAAGAAATGAGAAAGAATGATAAAATATTTGTACTAACCGGAGATCTTGGTTACGGGTTGTTTGATGAGCTCAAAGAAGAATTCCCAGACAGATTTGTAAATGTTGGTTCATGTGAGCAACTTATGGTAGGTATGGCAGTTGGTATGTCATATGAAGGATGGATTCCAATTTGTTATTCAATTACACCATTTGTTTTGTATAGACCATTCGAGTTTATTCGAAATTACCTGAATCATGAACTGGCAAATGTGAAACTTGTTGGTGGCGGAAGAGATAAAGACTACCACAACCTTGGATTTTCTCACCAGGCAGAGGATGATTTAGATATCATGAAAACATTGAAAAATATTGAATTGTATAAACCGGATGAAATTACACCCGATACAGTTTCAGAATTTTTGTACAATAATAAACCAAGTTACATCAACTTGATTCGCTGACTTATATAAGGTTCTCCCAACTCAGATGCATCTTTGATTTCATAAGTTGCACCGAAAAACTTTGCCCATTGGGAAAGAAGTCTGACTTTAGTATAAACCAAATCGACTTCTTTTTCAGTTCTTTTTCCAGAAATATATTCATCTACAACTTTGCGAACATCTTTGACATCAACAAAATCAAAATACCTGTCTTTGTCAATTTTAACATGACCCTCTCTCCGACAAACCGCACTAAACCTGGTTGGTAATTCGTATGGTCCATAGCAACCCCATACACGAAGACAGTATGCATTTGGTATAGTTTCAATTCTTCGATCTATGATCCATTTAGATAAACCATATTGATCGGTTGGTGGATTTCCCCGAACAGCTGCACCACTTGAAAAGTAAATAATTTTACCTTTGAAAGCTCGAACAATATTCTCAAACATTAAAACATTTTCATACATAGAATCTTTGTGAAGTTTTGCTCCACAATGGACTACCACATCGAATTTATTCTTTGTAAAAAATTCATCAACTTTTTCTTGATCTAATAAATTGAGATCCTTTCTAGAAACACCCACCCAATTTATCCATCTCCACTTCATTAAGTTTTTACCAATAAAACCATTTGAGCCTAAAACACAAACTTTCATCTGATTTAAAGATTAACGTACTCTTTATGCTACAATGACAAAGAAAGTCTGGTATGCCCCCAACAAGTTTGAATCATATGGAGAAGAAGAAATTAAAGCCGTTGAGGCTTGCTTGCGCGATGGCTGGCTCGCTGGTTTTGGTGACCGCACTGTGGAGTTTGAGAAGCGCGTTGCTGAGACATTCGGAAAGAGACATGGACTATTTGTAAATTCTGGAAGTAGTGCGATTCTTTTGGGACTATGTGCTTTGGACCTCCCAAAAGGTTCAGAAGTTGTCACACCAGCTTGCGGCTTCTCTACTACAGTGGCACCACTTGTTCAGCTCGGACTCAAACCAGTTTTCTGTGATGTAGGTTTGAATACTTATGTCCCAAGTGTTGATGATCTCAAGAAGGTTGTTACCCCTGAGACAAAGTGTATTATCCTTCCAAATCTTATTGGTAATGTTCCAGATTGGAAAGCAATTCGCGAAGCATTTCCGGGTATCACACTCTTCGAAGACTCCGCGGATACCATCACAAAGACTGAATGTACAGACATTGCTACAACGAGTTTTTACGCTAGCCATGTTATTACCGCCGGTGGTGTAGGTGGTATGGTGATGTTCAACGATGAAGAACAACTCAAGAGAGCTCTCATGTTCCGTGATTGGGGTCGCATCGGTGATAATATCGAAGAACCGAGTGAGCGCTTCAATCACTCCGTTGATGGAATTCC